CAAGAGGTGTTGCAGATTACAGCTTACAGTAGCGTAGTAGATAAGACAACAAGAAAGATTACAATTCAGTTTACAGTGAGAACCGTTGATGGTTTCTATTCCACTCTGACTGCTTCAATTGGTGTATAGGTATAAATAACGGAGAGGGATATGGCAGGATTAAGCACAACAGGGTTTAGCGTTAAACGATTAACAGATATTATTTCCTCTCTTAAAGCAAGTGCTAATACAGAGTTTAGTGGCTTCTTAGGAGCAGGTGATGTACTAGATACAACAGACAATAGTGTACTAGGAAGATGGATTAAGATTATTGCTGAACCACTAGCAGAGCTTTGGGAAACAAGTCAGCAAGTGTATAGTTCGTTTGATATTAACCAAGCAACAGGGGTTTCCTTAGAAGAGCTTTGTGCGTTAGGCGGAGTTATTCGTAATACAGCTACAGCTTCACAAGCATTGTTAGTAAGCAAGGGTACTTATGGCGTAACAATTCCAACTGGTAGCTATGTTCGTAGTGCCAACACAAATAAAGTGTTTGAGTTTCAGGAGGATGTAGTTCTAAATGAAACAGGTGCAACAGCAATCCAAATCACACCTACGGTTGTGGCAGGTAGTACGGCTTACTCTTTCACCTATAAGGTACTTGGTAGCAACCTTAATCCCGTTACTGTTACTTATACTAGCGGGGCTGGTGCTACTACTTCTAGTATTGTCAACGGCTTAATGGGTGTTATTAATGCCTCACATTCTACTTATATTGAAGCTACATTAGTTGGTACAGGCTTACTTGTTCAAGTGACAAACCAAGACTATGCTTGTGATTTTGTAGCAACACAATTTACAATTAACAAGGCTAAGAAACAAACCTTAGCTACTTGTACAGAGACGGGGGTTAACTTACAAGATGTCAACACTGTTGAAACTATTCAATCCCCCTTGGTTGGTTGGGATACTGTTACTAACCCGTTTGCGGCAATTGCAGGTAAAGTGGTAGAGACTGACGCGGAATTACGTTTACGCTTTTTACAGGCAAAGTTTCAGGACGGTAGCAATACATACGAAGCTATTTATGCCGCTATATTAAAACTTGATGGTGTTAAGCAGATTGTTATTTATGAGAATGAAACGGATGTGGCTTTCGCGTCACCACCTGTCCCTGCACACAGCTTCTACCCTATTGTTTTAGGTGGTATCACCACAGAGATTGCTCAAGCTATTTGGGATAACAAGCCCGCAGGTATTTTAAGCTACGGAACAGTAACAACAGGTGTAGCTGATAGTCAAGGAATATTACACGATATTTCTTTTGCTAGGCCAACAGATTTACCAATTTACATTTCATTGAGTATAACTGTTGACAGCACATTCCCCACAGATGGAGAGGATTTAATTAAAGCTTCTTTGGTTGAATATTTAGGCACACTAGGGATTGGTGAGGATGTCTTGTACAGTCGTTTGTACACACCAATCAATAGCGCAACAGAGGGCTTCTATGTAAACTTAATGACTATTGGCACAAGTGCTGCACCTGTAGGAACAAGCAACATATCTGTTGATTATAACAAGATTGTCAATATATCAGCTTCTAATATCTTAGTATCGTTTGTTTAAGGGGGTTTCATGGGCAGTATAACAGAAGTAGATTACCTTACGCAAGCAAGAAGTAGATATACACAACAGTTTAAAAACAAACCAATCTTCGATGCCCATATTAATATCTTTATCACAGAAATCACTGAAATACAAGATATGCTTCAAGACTTAATTGGCCTTAGAAGTTTAGAGACTGCGGTAGGTAGTCAACTAGATATGATAGGAGCTATTGTGGGTCAACCAAGAGCGTTAGTTAACTTTACACTATTCCCTTTCTTTGGGTTTGATGGGGCTTCTCATGCACAAACATTTGGTAGTCTGTATGACGCTAGTTTAGGTGGAACATGGAAATCCATCTCTGACAGCGAAGGGGCTTCATTTGAGGTAGATGATGACACATACCGCCTCATTATTAAAGCTAGGATTGTTGCTAACATTTCAAATACAACCCCACAGGGCGTAATTAACGCTATTAACTACATAGTTGGACGAACCGATAGTACGGTAGAGGAGATGGGTAATGCCCATTTAAAAATTACACACCGCGCTACGCTAACAACACTACAAGAGTATTTCTTGAGGGGTTTGAGCAGTATTGGCAGCATCGTTCCTTTACCTATTTGTGTCAGCTATGAGATAGTTGGCGTAGAAGGTAGTTAGCGTAGAAGAAGTTATTGAATACCCATTACATGATGTTTTCAATTTACCACTCTCATCATCTGTAACTTTTGACACCCAAGTCAATGCTTGGGTAAATAAGTTCGGCCTAGCTGTTATTTCTGACAGTGCAATGTACACAGGCACTACTGCTTGGGGGCTTGGTGGTGCTGAAAATAGCAGTGATTCACTGTTGGCGTTTGGTTTGGCTGATTTTGAAATAGGTATAACTGTTAAACTGGTTAGCATCCCATCAGGAGGTAGTGTATTAATTGATAGTTTCAAGTCTACAGGGTTGGGCAACGGGTTTCAATTGTACGTTTATCAAAACGGAAGATTATCTTTTTATCAGAAATCAGGTAATGAAATTAAAACAGTAACCCTGTCGTATTTACGGGCATTTATTACACAATAAAAGCCGTAAGAATAGCGGGTGTTGTATCGCTTTATGTTGATGATGTGCTAGTTGCAAGCGGTTCAATGAATGTTAGTTTCAACTCTGAATACACGTCCATAGGTTATCAATATTTTGATTACGGATATGGGAATTACCCTAGCAGGGGTTATTTCAGAAACACTTACGCTCGACTCATTTAAAATGCAAAGAGGGGCAGGAGGATAAATGGCTAAAATAGTAAAACCAGACCTAACTTATCAGTGGGCTAGTGCTGCTGGTGGTGGCTCTGTAGCACCAAACAGTACAAAGATTCAAACAGGGCATATTGTTGAGAAGCCTAATTATGAGTATATGAATTGGCTTCAAAATCGCCAAGACAAGAGTATTGCATACACATTTCAAATGGGTATTCCAGAGTGGGACGCTTTAGTAGAATATCAATACCATGCAAATTACAAGTCGTACGTTCAACGTAATGGCCTTATTTATAAGGCTTTGCAAGTAGGAACAAACAAAGACCCTGCAACTGAGGCAGCGTATTGGGGGTTAGCATTTGATAATTATGGTAGTGCTGCTACAGTACAATCTAACCTCACAACCCATATTACAAACTATGGCACGTTAGCTTCATTGTCTAATGCCGCTACAGCACGTACAAACTTAGGTGTTTACTCTACTACACAAGTTAATGATGCCTTAGCGTTAAAAGCTTTGTTAGGTGGGAGTAATAGCCAACTGTTCTTGGTAGCAAATGGCACAACAGGATATGAAGCTGTTAATAAAAGTCAATTAGACACTAAAGCCCCAACAGCGGGTAATGCTGCACAAGAGTTTGCTGTTGCTGCTGCTACAACAGGTAATAGTGCTGTTAATAAAACACAGTTTGATGCAAAGACTGGACAAGCTACGACTACTACAGCAGGTATAGCAGAGATATGTACTGATGCTGAACTATTGGCGGGGTCTAGTGATACGGTTGTTGCTACACCATTAAAGCTTAGATTAGGTTTTGCTGCCAGTATTGGTGCAAGAGGCTATGTTGCCTTCCCTACTTGGCTTGGTGGGGTTGTTATTCAATGGGGTAAAGAGACTACAGTTACAGGGTCTACGGTTATTAACCTACCATATGCGGGGATGGCAAACTGTTATGCTGTTGTTGGCACAGCAGACCAGTCAGTTGTTGTTGGAGATATTGAGTATGTTGGATTTAGCTCCGTAAACGCGACCAACTTTACAGCTAACACTTGTTACTTCCCTCAAGTTGGTGGGACTGTAGTGCCAAATGGTAATACTTTTTGGTGGATTGCAATAGGAAAATAAAATGATTACAGAGCTACAATTAAAACAGATTGCACCAAAATGCAAAGATACTAAAGAATTGGTTGTAGCTTTGAATACATTGCTGCCTAAGTATAACATTACAACACCACTACGCATAGCCCACTTCTTAGCTCAATATGCTTGTGAGACTCAAGGGTTTACTAAGTTTATTGAGAACACTAATTACACATCACCTGAAAGGTTGCTAACCATCTTCCCTAAACACTTCAAATCTAAAGCGCAAGCTGTTTGTTATGCTGGTAAGCCACAAGAGATTGCTAACCGTGTTTACGCTAACCGTTATGGCAACGGAGATGAGCAATCAGGCGATGGGTTTAGATATAGAGGGAGAGGGTTATGTCATCTGACATTCAAATCTAACTACTATCAGTTCTCATTAGAAACTAATGTTGACTGCTTACGTCATCCTGAGTTGTTAGAAGAATTACATTATGCAGTTATGGCTGGATGTTGGTATTGGAACAAACGTAAACTTAATGATGATGCTGATAGAAACACAGAGCAAGCATTTTTAGACATAACAAAAGCTATCAATGGTGGCACTAACGGACTAGCCGACAGAAAGGCTTATCTTGTAGCCTGTAAGAAAGTGTTTGGAGCGTAAGAGATGGAAGTGTTTAAATGGATTAACAAAGCACTTTCATCTAATGGCATCCCCTCAACAAAACGATTAGGGGTGTTCTTAGGATTAAGTGCAGCTTTCATTAGTGTGATTGTAGTCCTCTCTATTTTGATAGGGGTGAGTTTAAATGTCCCCACAATTCACTATTTGTCTGTTTATAGTTATTTGCTCGATGCTCTTAACATTCTTATTGGGCTGATGATTAGTGGTGGTACAATTGGTTATGTAGCTACACGGAACAACGAAGGGAACAACGAAAACAACAAGGAGCGTAAAATTGATTGATGACATCTCTAGGCGTGTTGGAAGTATGGAAACAGAAGTTGGCGGTGTTAAGACGGAGATTGCCGTGTTGAATACTAAAATGGATTCTACGCATGAATTGTTGATGAAGATGTCACTA